CAATAGCTTTCATAACGTCTACACCTTCATCTGTTTTTAAGAATCGTGCAAACGCTGCATATGGATGTTCATCAAATGGCACAGTCATAATTTTCTTACCATTTGTGCTCCATTTAAATACTGTATTGTCATCTGTTAGTTTAACAATACCAGCTTCTACACATCGGTTAGCTAAGTTACGAAGCTTAATATCTTCGTCTTTTGCTACTTCAATAAATAGTTCTGGATCATTTTTAGCAAACAAATAACAATCTCTTTTTATTTCTTTAGAAGACATTGTTGTTACATCAGAACCAATTTCAGTTCTAAGTATAGCTTCAAGATGCTCAACATCAAGCTCCTGTACTAGTTTTAATGCCTCTAGTTCTAATTCTATAATACCTATATCATCAACAGCTTCTTTTACATGGTCAATTTCTTCCCATAAGTTTAGTCTGTCGGGATGATATAATGATAATAGTTTCTGAAGCAAAGGTTGCGTTCTCGGAACCATAAGTACTCCGTCTAAAAATACAACATGCTGCAACTTTGCAAAACCATCTTGTTCATCAATAAACAAAGATTTTTGATTAGCAGCATATCTTATTTCTCTATTTACGCCTTTGTTTTCGTCAAAATGCAATAAACCTGTGCTTTTTATTTTGTATGTCAACGGAGACATGCCGTTCCTAAGAACGTATGTTCTGTCTTTTATTTCCCAATTTTTCATAATATAATTTAATAAGATAATAGCTAAAGGGTGGCCGTAACCACCCTCTGCTATATTAATTTACTACTTCAATAAGAAGAAGTTGTTGGCCCCTTGAGTAATTAAACATCTTTCAGATAAGAAGTTAACTCTCATTTCGTCAGTAGTAGAAGTATAAGCTCCGCCTACAGATCCAGTAATCCAAGTTTTCATTTTTCTGTCATCAGTTTCAGAAGAACGATAACGTACGTGTAAAAATGGTCTTTTGATATTTTTACCTAGATCTTGATCGTATACAGTAGATGTACCTGCAGGAATAATAGTTCCTTCAACATCACCGAATCCGCCTCTTGTAGCAAAATCATTTAGATATTTCCAGTCAGTCTTATAAAAATCATAAGAACCTCTTCTAAATCCAGAAAATCCTAGATTTAGCGCCATATCTTCAGAATTATTGAATACTCCGTAAGAAGTGCCACCTGCTCCGTAAGAGTTTTTAGAAGCCAATACGTCATCAATAGCTAGAGACAAAGCTCTATTGCTATAAATCATATTTTCTTCAATAGCTCCATTCTTATCTAATTGCTTAAGGATGTTATCAAAACCAACCATAGTAGGAGTTCCACCGCCTAATAGATCTGTAGATAGTCCGTCATATACATTACCTCTTGCTTCTAGCGCAGCAAAGAAACCTTCAGACCCAGTGTAGTTTGCAGCGGCTGTACCAGCAGATGCAGTTTTCTTAACTGACTCTACCATAGACATTTCTAGATAGTCTTCAAATCTTAGTCTAGTTTCGTGCTCAGACTTTAGGTACCATAGGTAACCAGAAGCACCATTTTCAGAAGTAACTTCAATCCAACCAATCTGAGCAGTGTCAGATCCATTGATAGCATAGTTATCTTTTAGAATAATAGGCTTGTTAGTGTAAGAGCTGTAGTCAGAATCCAAAGATCCAACCATTCCGTCGGTTCCTTTAGCAAATTCAGATCCATATACTAGCACATTAGCTTTAGCATATGATGCAGCACCTGTAACACCTGTCCAGTCAGCAGCTGTATAAGCAACAGCGGTAAAAGTTCCAGTATCACCAGCAGCGGCAGCTCCAGCAACAGTAACAACCCCTTTTACAACAGGTCCTGTAGCAGCACCTCCAGAAGTTAGTCCCTGTACCATAATAGTTTGCCCAGCTCTAACCACGGGAGCGTCTCCAGCAGCATAAGCAGTACCATCAGCTTTAGCAGCGAAGGTAACTGTAAACACAGACTCACCAGTACCACTAGCAGTAGCGATAGCTACGTTGTCGTAACGCGTGTGTAGTCTTCCTTGCTCAATCCATCTGATTTCGTCAGAAGTGGATGGCATCTCAGCTGATACCATACGTAGGAAAGAAGAGATAGAACGGTTTCCGTAAATCTCAGCTTCTTTTTCGTATACATCAGGTAAAAATTGTTTTGTAAAATCGAAATCGGTAATATAATTACCTTGAAATAGTGACCCCTTGCTTGAGGAAGGAGTTAAATTTTCAATGCCAGTTGTAATAGCCATTGTAATAAATTTTTAAGTTATTGTTTTAGTTTCATTCTTAGTTTAGAACTAGAATCACCAGAAACAACCTTAAACTTTTGACCTGAAGATGTTTTAATAACACCTTCTTGCCTTGGGTCCATATTTATATTTTTAGCCTCCTTTGCGGATTGGCGTAGAGCATCGGCACGGCCTTGCTCATAAAAATGTTCAGCTAGCTTATCTGCATTTCTTGCAGTAAACAATGCTTTATGATAACCCTTAGCATCATTAATTTGGCCATTGTCACCTAAAAATTGTTTTACAAAATTGTTTATATCAGATTGCTGTGTTTTTGTATCATTAACATTATTGACTTTATAACGGTATTTATTGTTTCCAACTTGGAAATCAAAACCTTTAAAATCTTGATTAAACACATTGTCTGTTTTTTGTAAAAAACTTTCAGTAAGTTGTTTGCTTGATTCAGCGTTCTGTTGATATGTATTGTAATACTCCAAAGCTTCTTGGTACTCCTGAGGAATATCTGTTTGCTTCTTCAACTTGAGATCAGCATAATATTTCTCTTTGTTTCCTTCCAAAAACTTTTTAGCATTAAATAACTCTTCTTTAAATGCTCTTTTCTTAGAGCGTATTTCTCTTGGGTCATCTTCTTCTTCGCTATATGAAAAATTATCTTCCATATATTCAGAAATTTCTTGTGTGTCCCAAGGTTTAGATTGTTTATAATATTCTCGCAATAGATCGCCATCATTGTATTTTGATAGGTCTCTATTTAATAAAACAAAGTCTTCAACACTACCACCCGTTTCTTCCATAAACTTAACAAGCTTATCTACATTTTCAGGAAGTACAACTTCTGGTTCTGTAGGTTTTGGTTGTTCGTTTACCTGCGCAGCTCTTTCGTCTACTTTAGGTTGGTTAGTTTCTACCGCCTCTTCTTCGTCTTTAATAAGCTCGAGCGGCGAGTCTTGCTCTTCTGTTTCTTTAGCTTCGGTTTGTTCTTGTACTTCTTGCTCCACCTTTTTGCTATCTCCGGGTGCATCTTCCACAGGAACTTCCTCTGCTTCTCGCTCTTGAACGGCATCTTTTTCTTTGTTTAATTCGTCTAAGTTAATTTTTGGTACCTCATCAACCTCTTTGCCTGCAGCTTCAGGTTCAATCTTACCTTCTTCAACTGCTTTGTCTAAAACAGCTTGTTCCTGTTCTTGTGCTGACTTTTGTTCAACGTCTTCAGCAGCACCTTTAATTTTCCATTCTGCCATAATTTAATAATATATAATAGTTAATAATTTTTTATTTAGGTTCAAATCTGCTAAGGTCTATACCTCCTAAAACATCATTTCCACTAGACTCAAACGATTTTTGAGGCTTAGCTGACGAAGGTGGCCCTGTTATATCAGCTAAAGACGTTTTGCCATTCGCTATTTCTTTTTTAGCATTAAGCTCCATTTCTTTAAGTTTCATATTTAAATCAAATTCAAACTGCATAAGCTCTCTTTTTGTATTAGCTTCAGCTTGCATTGTTTTAACATCAAAATTAGATTGCGCTTCAGCTAATTTCATTTTTGACTCGACCTTAATAGTTTCAGCTTGGGCTTTAGCTAATTCAGCAGCTTGAGCAGCTTGTGCATTAGCCTGCGATTGGGCTGCAATATTTCTTTCAGCTTTTATTTGATCAGCGGCCTCTTTCTTGCCTCTTCTATATTTTAATAGTTGATTAGCTAGCTTTATATTCTTCACCTGCCTAATATCTATAACATCTTCTAAAAGTATTTGATCTCTAGACAAGGCCATTTGTATATTAGACTCTACCAGTTGTTTTTCATCTTCGTCAGGATCAAGTTCTAAAAATATACCAAAATCATGCAAGTGCAAATTTTCCATTTCTTTTAAAGAGCCCACGCTAAATCTACCAATGCTGGTTATCATAGCGTCTCTCTGAGGATGAAATTCAAGCACGTCTTTAATTCTAACAGCTATTGCTTCTGCTAATGTTGTTGTAATATAAAGCGAACTATGTAATATATGCCTTGTTGCTGTATTAGAATTTGCAGCAGCTAATTTTTGAACGCCAACTAAAGCGTATTGATCTGGATCAGAACCGTCTCTAGCTTCATTTAAGCCAGTCACATCGCGTATCATGTTTAAATAATAATTATACGCTTGTATAAGCAATGCGGATTGTTGACCCCCACCACCTGGCAACTCCTGTATTGGTATTTTACCAGGATTCATATCTCCATCTACAGTCATAGATCTTCCTATAACAGAACCTGTTTGAAAATACAAGTTTAAAGCTTCTTGAGGATTATAACTAGTTCCGTTACCTAAATCTATTTCAGCTAAGCCATCAGCATCTAAATAAACACCTGACGGTGTCATTCTTTGAATTACTTGTTGTAGTTTTAAATGTGTAAGCTGAATTAAATCAGCATAAGTAACCATTCTGCTTACTAAACTTTCAATTTTACCTTTATACATTCTAGGAGCGCTAACAACGTAATTCATCATTACTTTATTGGCGTTAGAGCCTGGGCGAACCATATTGGTTGCTTTTTCCCATTTAAGAAGCTTATTAGCCCCAAGCACCATTACTCCTTCGTATATCGTTTCTCTAGCTTGAGCAACTTTTTCAAAACGCGTTCTTTGATCCTTAGGGGGATTAAACTTATCGTTCTTTTTTATTGCTTTTTTAGCGCCAGTAGATGTTTCTTTTATTTTATATACACTATTTTCCCAAGTTTTCCAATTAAAATATAATACAGTTAATGTATTAGAATCATAATTATCGTCTTTTTCTACAGTAGCATAATCGTAATTATTATAATTACTTGATTTTTTAACTGCATCATCAAATTCTTCATTTGATAAACCTGGAAATTGTTTTTTAAGTTCGTTTGTTTTTATTTGTTTTATTTCTCCAAAATAATATACATCTTGAAAATTTGGGTCTTCTGTGTAGGAGTAAATTAAATTTGAAGGGTCAACATAATCTAACTTTATGCCATCTGTATTGTTAAAAGTATGCTTAGCCGCAGAAATGCCTAAAACTGTTTGGTCATAATCTACTCTTTTCTTTAGCTCTTCATAATTATTCCTTTTAAACACATTGTCTATGGCTTGCTCTTCTGCTATTTCAATGCCCTGCTTATAATTTAGTTGCATGTATAATTCAAGCTCCTCTGTATTAGAGGGTACCTTGTCTTCACTAAAGTTTCTAACGTTTAAGCCTAAAGAATTATCAATTTCTTTTAATATGTCTTGTGTGCTCATATCTTCTTCCATAAGCTCCACAAAATTAGTTCTTTCTTTTACAGACGTAGGGTCTTGAGCAAAAGCTTTTATAGTAAATAACCTATCTTGCATACCATTAACAACTATATCTACAAACTTAGGTATAATTGGTACTGGTTTCCAGTCTAAATTAAGATAAGATAAATCTCCATTTACAGAAAACTCATCTTTATATTTCTGAACAGATTGCTCACCTCTAGCGTATAATCTTAATCTATGAAAGTCTCGTTGATTTTGTACGAACCTCCCTGTGCCAGATGATTTTCTAAACCATTCGTTTTGTATACCCCGGGCCACTTCCATTCCGTAGTCTACGCTAGCTTTAGTAGCATCGTCAACCGATTGGCTGGGAAATTGGGTAACTTGTCCTGTAGCTTCTGCCATTT